GCTGGACTCTGTGATGATAAAAACTTTTCTGGTGAATCTGGTGCAACCTTTTTACCGTAAAGGTAATTATATGAAGCCTGTGAAAATTCATATCCGCTTGGGTCGTTAACAATAAGCCCAACCAATTTAGGATCAATCTTTGTTAGTTCTCCTACAAGGCCACCATATTTTTTGATGTTCTCAATAGCCTGAACCGATGATTGAACACCTGTTGGGTTCTTAGATAGGGTTGTGGTGAAGTCAAAGAAATCCGGAAAGTCCTGTAAAAACTTAGCATCAGCATTAATGCCATAGATGCGTCGGTATTCACGAGCCTTATCAAGATAGAACTTATATGGGCTATTAAATTGTGGAGCAAATGGCATAATAAGGTTTGACACCATACGCATCTTCCAATAATCCTTAGTCATATCCATAATCTTTTTTGGACTGACTGGACCAAGACCGGCTTCTTTAGCCTTCTGTTGTTCCGTCTCAAAGATTAGTTGATAAGACTTTGCAAACTGTGGGTCTGACTGGTTAGCGGCAAGCACTTGTGCTTTTTGCATCCAAGTTGGCAAGAATCCGCTAATAGCATTTTTGGTAGGACCAAATGGTAGCGCCCACTTAAACGCTTCTTCTAATTTAGGCTGACGTTTTACTACTTCAGAAATAGGAACTGCTGCATATGGACCTACTGGAAAAATATCGCTTGCAAAGTTTGGATTGCCTTCATTGAAGATTGCATCCATTCCGCCCTGGAAAATAATATCTAATGACTGCTTTGGTATGCCTATTTCATTTAATGAATCAAGTCCTGGAATTCTAGTAAGACCTTTTGGTAATGATAGCCACATAATATCGTTACCAGATGTCTTACCTACTGGTACTGGATTACCTTCATAATCTGTAACCAAGCCAGCACGGTTAGGTGACTGCCAAATATTATAAGCGCGGTTAACGATTGCTGGATTCGCAGCAGATAACTTGAGCCAAGTCTTGTAAGCATTTTCTTGTGCAGAAAAGAATGGGCTAATGTACTTCATAGCACCAGCAAGGTTAGAACGGCGCTCGATATTAAACAGGATGCCTTTCATCTCACGAAGAGCAATCTTATGAGTAGCAGACATAATCTTTTCTTGCTCTGCAATAGTAAGACGACCATCTTCTTTGAGTCCGGCTGTAATATCTATGCGACGTTTAAGTTCACGACGGTAAAGATGTGTATAAAGAGGATGTCGTGACCAAGCATCTTCAGGCATAGTTCCTAGTAACTTAAATAATCCGTTAATTGCTTTTTTAATATGCTTATCGGACTTATTAAAGAAAGCATCCTCAAGAAGATGTCCGTGAATAACAGGTAAGTCTGATGGATCTTTGAAAGTTGTGCGTAAATCTGCTGCAGTAAGTTCGCGCAACTTAGGACGAAGACCTGAACCTGCTGGTAGGTACGTATCAAAGAATCCATTAATACGAAGAACGTGTTCTTTAGCATCAGATGAACTAAGGCTAAGGCGCTTACGTAAATCACGGCCTTTCTGAGAACTAATTAGCCAGTTGCTAATTTCATCAACAGTCTTGCCTTCATTAAGTTGGCGCACAACTTCTGAGTTACCAAATTGTGTACGCATAGTTTGCGCCCATTGCTCAAAGTAACCTTTATCTGTTGGGCGAATAGCCTGAATACCCTTTGAAGCGACTGTGCGTGCATAAATATCCGAGTTTGTATCAACCATACGTGCAAATGAACTACCAGATGAAGCAATATTACGGAACATATCTCCAAGAGGACCACCAAAAGCATCATCAAGAATATACTTTTCACCATCTGAAGTTGTAACTTCGTATGATCCTGAAGCAATACGCTTCTTAGGAGTTAATTGAGTATTGCGGGCAAGTACTCCCGATAGGTGGTCATAGACCGCTAACTTCTCTTCACGAAGTAAACGCGCTGTAGACAATTCTGTTGCTAGGTTAGCATCGTCTGGGAACAAAGAAGCTCGTGCTTCTAGTTCACCGATCTTGGATTTAAGTCCATCAAGTTCTTTAGTAAGTTTAATAGTGTCTGTATTTACTTCAGCAAGTGTACGACCCGCATCAATCTTGCGATAGCGATCTACAAGACGTGCTGATTCCTTACCTGTATTGTAAACAAAGTTTTTTACTCCAGGACCAAGGTGACTAAGGCTAGCCATAGCACCAACGGCTGAAGTGATACGAAGGAATGAATCAATAGTATTACGTTGTGTATAACCTAGGCGAAGCAAGGCTCCAGCCTTAAACATATCTTGAAGATAATCAGCACCGTGTAGTACGTAGTCTTTGCTATTACCAGCAAACTTTTGGATCATTGATCCTTCACGCTTAAGAAGGTTATTAAGTAGCCCAAAATCCATTAGCGGTAAATAGTTAGCAGATTGTGATTCTAGTAAAGGATATTTAATAATTTTTTCATCAAGGTCAACCATAAAGCCGCGATCTTGAATTGACTTTAACGCAGAGGTACGAGCACCGCTGTAGTTGTTGTAAATAGTCTCTGCAATATCATCATCTTCAATACCGTTCTTACGGGCAATATCACGAAAGATTTTGTTTTCTAAAGTCATTGTTGCTGCATAGCGTGCTTCTGGAGTAGCAGCTTTAATATAAGAATTAAGCATTGCTGCTGATTGCTCCGGTGTGTAACCAGCCAGTTTTGTTGCTTGATTTACGGTAGCAATAATCTCTTTGTATGAATCAGCATCATTAAAATCTACTAGCCCTGATGGTCGTTCGCCAAGTGGAAAAGATATCTTTTGGTACAAACGGTGAAATGGTGTAGGTTGAAATACTTCTACCTTTGGAGAACCAACAGCCTTGTCGTAAAATTTTGTAGCACGAGATTCTGCTATAAGGTTATCAATCCCAGTAGCAAGTGGGCCGCTAGTGCGTGTTAAAGACCCGCCACCTTCACCAAGTTGAAACAACTTAGCAAAATAGGTATCTGACTGAGCAAGTGCTTTATAGTTGGCTGTGGCTTCTTCGATAACAGCAGCATTGTCATTTAAGAATGGAAGCATACCTGAGCCATCAGGTGCTGCAAATAGTTTGTATTCGTCTACAGCGCTAAGATCGCTACGTGCAGCCTTAAGAGCATCGGTAAGATCTACGCGTACAGACGCTAATTCGTCCATAGCGGCTGGATCACCAAGAGCTGAACGCAGTACTAAAGAAGTTTCATCAACAGACTTTGATTCACCAAGCATATAAGCAAGAAGACCAGGCTGTGAAGATGATTTAACCATTGGATGGTTAATAGCATAGGCTGAATCGTTCTTAGTAAAGTTTTCTAATACTGGGGTAAAACGATTCTTAACTCCGTATTGGGCTTTAGTAATATCTTCAGCAGCTTGGGCAACATCGTCAGCATTTTTAAGTACACCTTGCGCTAATTCACTAGCCTTGAGCACTTTAGCAACTTTGCCACCAACAAGTGTTACGTCTCCAAATACTTGACCAACAACATCTACGCTACCGGTAAGGGCTTTACCCCAAGCAGATTTCTTAAATGCTGCATCGCGTTGTGCTGGATCATAGATATTAAACTTTGGGTCATAGATATTTCTATACTGACCAACAACTGCTTGACCAAATGAAATATCTTCTCGACCATCCCAAGCCTTACGCCATACTTCAGGATTAAAAAAAGCAACTGGGCCAGTTTTATTAACCTCACCGTTTACAAGAGCAACAGTTGTAGCAGGTTCACGGATATAATCTCGGTTTACTTCATAAAGTTTTTCAAAGGCTGGAGCAACGCCTGGAACTTTCATAATGGCTCCACCAGCAGAAGCCAAAGGTTTAACTACATCTAATCCTGCTTTTTTGCCAGCGTTCTTAAATGTGTTAATAAATCCGTTGTAATCTTTATCATCATTCCAAGGAGCAGTAACAACATCCCAAGCAAAACGAGATGGTGCTGCAACTGCGCCAAGAACATCTCCAGTAAATGAAATGGCACCCTTAGTTACAGTAGATGCAAGATCGCCAATCCTGTTATACCAACTCACGCATAGTCTCTTAACTGACGAATAGCAGCACGTGTTTCAGGAGATGCGTTAGGTAGGCTTGCAACATAAGCAAGTACTGGCATATATTCTGCAATAGTTGCACGAAAGTTATTGTCATCAGGTTTACGCATCATAAGTGCATCAGATCCGACTCCGGCACCTTGGTCAATACCAGAAGTTATTGGTTCATTTGGACGCTGTGTTGGATCATATAATCCTGTAATTGGTGCTGGTCGAACGTTTGGTGTCTTAGCAAGCGGAGCGCCGGACTTAATAGCGGCTGTCTCTACGCCTTCACCATAGGCAATAGAACCCATTTGTAGGTTATCGGTACGAGTGGAGTACTTTCCAGGACCTGCAGGGCCAGCAAGTGGATTCATTGGTGCTGTAGTCACTTGTCTTCCCCTAACGTTTCTAAGTCTTTTGCCATTGCTTCCCATACTTGAGAAGTCTCGGTCTTACGGTTTGCGTGATAGATAGATAGTTCAAATAATTCTGCTGAGAGTGTTTCAAATGTTTGCATTAAATTATGAAAAAAACCAGCAAGGATTACTAAAAAATCAGAACGGTGTACTGGACGTGGTATTTTATTGTTACTCATAATCCAGTACACCTTTCCAAATAATAATTAACCCTTTTTGACTGCTGTGCCTTTACGACCTTTAGCCATCATTCCGAAAAACACCTTGCCACCTGATGGCTTAGAGTTATCCTTCTTGCCTTCTACTGGAGCTGACATTGACGCCTTAGCGCGAGATCCCTTATTCATATTTACACCTCCCTCACTTATGCTGCGCCGGTGATACCAGCGAGTAGTTGTGCTATATCTGGACGTTGACCAGCAGCAGGGGCCGAACCAGCTTGTGTTTGTGGAGGTTGCTGCGAGGCAGGGGCGGGGGCCGCACCTGCTGCTGGAATCTGTTGCTCCATACCTGGCGCCATAGGTGGCATCTCTGGGGTTGGAGCGGGTTCTGGCATAAACGCCTTTTCGATAATGTTTTCTAGCGACTGCCCTTTTTGGCGACCTTGGATAACAGCAGCGATACGCCCGATAATCTGTGAAGGGTCTTGGCCCTGCGCCGCGAGAGCTGGTATCGCCTGAGCATACTGAGCAACAGCAACGCGCAGAGAGTCGCGCATTTCTTCAATGTCAACACGTTGTTCCTCCTGTGTAACGTTAAGATCCATTGGGATCTCACGACGTACATAGTCACGCGATACGAGTTTATCCGAACGCATTTGTAGTAAAGCAATGATGGCACGGTTAGGATCCATACCAGACATAATTCCATAGCGTACATCTACGCCGTATTCACCCTTGATGTCGCGTGATGGGATGTACTTGAGTACATAAGGTGTTCCATCATCGGTTCCCTTAATAGTTTTAGGAATACCGCCAAATACTTTTTCATCTGCCTCAAAGCAGAGTGCTGCAAGTTCTGTAAATAGTCTAGCAAACTGTGCTTGTGCTGCTTTAATTTGTGTATCAAAGCCTGCCTGTAGAGCCTGTACACCACGACCAGTGACAACGGATGCGTCAATGTTGCCTGAACGAGACTCAGGGTAACGAGCACCCATACGAAGTTCACGCTCTAGAACGCCGGACTCTGTAAAGACTCCAGGTGGTAGTTCTAGTGGTACACGACGGATGCCTTGCGGATTAGCAGAACGCATAATTGCGTCCGGTCCAAGGGCTAGTTCTTGTACATCTTGTGGGATAGCAATAGGTGCTTGGATAGACTTTTCGGCTGCTTGGATCTGCAAGATAGCAAAGCGAGCACGAGCAAGTTGTACTGAGAGTACATCATCAAACTGACCGCGTGCTTCTCCATCTAGGGATGAGCGCATCACGGTACGTGCCATACACTTACCAAGAATGTTTGGCGTTGACGATAGTACTAAGTTTTTACGTTCTGGTAGATAGAGCAGGTCTTGATCTTTATCGTGGTACTTAACCATTGAGATATAAGGTGAAGATAGTTGATACTGATTGCGACCTAAAATTTGCTCATAGAACTCTGGGTACTGTGAGGCAAGTGATTCAGCATCGGTAACAATAACCTGAGTTACAGATAAGGTTCTGCCGTAACGGTCTAATTCTGGGTAGATACCAAATGGGTTAAGCATACGGATACGAGGATTGTTATCGTCATAATCCATCTCAACCATACCTACGCACATACCATAGGTGTTATACCAGTCTGCTGCGGTATACATCTGAAGTTGCAAGTCAGAGTTTGAGACATAGAAGTTAGCAATACGAGTTCTAGTATCTGCTGCCTTACGTGCTGTATCGGAAACCATATTAGTTGCTGAACAGTTAAAGGATGGCAGTGGTGCCATAGCCTCTGCTAAGTCGCGTGCTGCTACGTCAATGAAGTTGGCAACGAGAGGCTTAGGATAGTCCTCGGAGAACATAGATGGAAATACCTTAGAGATATCTCCCTGACGCACCGAAAGCACATCGCGCATACGTTGGTCGCGTGATGCTGACCGTTGACGTAGCCGCGATAGTTTCGCGTCAACTTCTTTGACTGATAACAATGGTGGTCCTAACTTAGATTATTCTCATTTTGTTTTGTTCAGCGAAGGCTTCTTCAAGATTTATTACTGTTCGCTTGCCTATCTCTTGGCGAGATAAGAATGGATTTTTCATATGGTGAGTTGCATACTTGCCATAGTTAAGCATCTCACGTGCTCGGATCTCACAGAACCACAAGGCCATAACCATATCGGTTTTACCCTTAGTCGTTGGAGTCCAGGTAATTAACTGCTCAATCAAAGCCTTGACATTCTCTGTCTGGTCACTTGGTAGGTGTATCAAATTGTCTCTATGGTGCTTGCCATCAAACTGCTTAGTACCAAAAAGGGTAGCCATAGATGCCACACCAAAGCCGGCATCCCATTTGTTAGAACCAGTATGGTGTTCCTTGAACTGCACTCCGCGAGATGCTAAGTGCATACGGATACCTTCATCTTGGGTTAAGAAAGACTGGAAGGCGTTTTTTTCGACGATCCATTCTGAAGGAGAGTAGAGGGCTGTCCAATCAAAAATAAGATTACGGATATCGGCTGGAGACGGACGGCTAATTTTAATAGCATCTACTATGTACCTTTTGCTAGTTGATCGGTCAATGGCATAGCAGATAGCTGCAGTATCGCCAATCATTGCAGGATCAAGACCGCAGATATAAGTAAAGCCGTTTAAGTCTCGCGGATGTCCGGGATGACCACCAACAAGTGGTCCAGATTTGCGCATACCGTCAATAGAACCTTTAACACATACAGCGTCAAAGGCAGCGTTCTCGGATACATCTTGCTGCTGATATACCAAAGCCCAGGTGCTTGCATCCATCGCTTGGCGTTCGTTGTAAAGGTTGCGACCAGACCAACGTGGGTATAGGCCGTCTTCGTTCTTGTCGGATTCTGCTTGTCCATCAAAGGGAGCATCCGATGCGGGCCAAAGAGTCTCCCATTTATCAGGGTCTTCATCTACTGTAAGTAGGGCCGGCATTGCTAGATACTTCCAAGGAACAAGGCCACCAGGGTAGCGATCCTCAGAGCGTAGCTCGCGGTATAGATCAACGGAGGCTACTCGTGTTCCGATAATAATAAGTTTACCTGTAGGGTTCAAACGAGATCGGACGTCTTGGGTTAACCAGCGGATTTGCTTCTCAAACTCATTGGCGTTCTTTAAGGTGACAGCGTCATCTACAATAATCATATCGGCACGTTTGCCGTAAATCTGACCGCCGATACCGACTGCCTCGATGTTCGGGTCCTTTTCGCTAGACTCACGGAGTTCGTCACCGAAGGTGACGCGGGTAGCCTGCCAAGAGGCAGACTTAGAGTTAAACCCTACGCCAGCAGCATAAGCGCTTTGAAGATCAGCATACATTGGGTGAGTTAGACGTTGCTTGATGGCGTAGAGAAAGTCGGCAGCTAACTGCTGCGTTTGGGATACAATAAGAACTCTAAAGTTAGGATTCCTACATACCTGCCAAGTCACATAATCTACAGTGATTGTAATAGACTTAGCGTGGTTTGGCGGGATATTTATTAAAATACGGTTATTAGCCAACCCTGGTTCAAACTTCATACTGGGGTGCAACCACCCAGGTTCACGTCCTTCGATTACATCTACAATGTTCTGCTGATGTGGGAAGGTGCGACTATGAAGAAAGTTTTGGCGGAACTCTGCAAAGGTTAGGTCGTGAGCATCGCCAGAGGCAAACTGCTTATCCTTTAGACCAAGGCGGGTTCGGTCTACCTTGTCTGCAAATATCTTATCGGTGCGGCGGTAATACTCATAAGTCTTAATGGACTTACCGGCGGAGGCAGTAGCTGCCTCAACGGTCATACCTTCTGCGACAGCGCCGAGGATAATTCTCTTGGCGATGTCTGCTGAGTTATCAGCCATCTATTCCTCCTACGGATAACGCCTGATTTTTTATCAGGCTCTAGGGGAATTTAGCGGATCTAATATTTAGATAGAACTATCCCGACTAAAAGTGTTGTACCGGTTCGGGCTTAGCGCCCGAAGGAGCTACAGCGAACTGAGGGGTAAGTCGGTACTCGGCCTAGGGGCCTCGTAAGAGGCAACCGCAACGGGTCGCAAAGGTATTCCCCGCTTTGCTCCCCTACTGTATATAAGGCGGGAAATATAACGCATTTCCCGTTTTATTACTGTGACGTTGGTCACACTGCTATAAGTCCTGCTCAGACGGTACTTCTCACGGTTTCACTTTAGCAAATATTTTTTGTTGGGGAGTACAGGGACCGCCCCGCTCGGATTAAGCAACGGGGGGTCGGTCTGCCCTGCCCTGCGCGGTATGGTGCAGGGTTAGACACGGCGGGCGGTATTGTTTAGGGTGTTGTTGGAAAGAATTGCGGGGCGGACTATAGATCTGGCGGGATATACCCTATAGCGATCCTGTATTAAGTAATGGCCTAGCCGATAACCCGCGCTAACTACCCGCGATCCGGTGGCTACCGCGCCACCTATCGCCTAGCCTTGCCACCTATCGCCGGCCATAGCTCGCCAGGATAGCGCGATCTAATGGCCCTAATCGGCTATCGGATAGCCCTAAATTGTTACCTAATTGTTACCATAATTGAGACTAAATAAGTGTTGCGATATGGGGGAGATACCCGTAGATTACTCTTAGTGAATAGCTCACTAGTTAAACTATGAAAGAGGATAATCTAATGACTACATATAAAGGCGCAATACTATCCGCAACACTAAACACAATAAAAGAGAGTAAAGATATCCCTGCAACACTATGGGAGCTACTACCGGATACCGTAGCCGGCCCGCAATGGATAGGTGAGGTTATAGATTGCGCGATGACTCTCGCCGATTGGATTAGTGATAGCGATGAATATGACTTAGATAAATTGCAGGATCTAACCCATCAATTAGCCGATAGTGAGTGTGAAGATTATTATTCCAATATCAATAAAAGAGTACAGGAGCTTAACCTATGGGCTATCACCGATCTAGATGAAGAGGTGGCTCAGGTAGCTACGCCTACTACTATGCTCACCGATCTTAACGCTATTTATCTTTATTGCGCTATGAAAGGCCTATATATGGTACTAGCGCAATGGGTTATTGATATCGCGGAAGAATTGGAGAGTGTGGCCTAATGAATACACAATATAAGCCTATGAGCGCGACTAACTTAATCCTATGCCTATCCGGTGAGATGGAGATAGATCCTGGCTTAATAGTGGAGACAATAAAAGAGGATCCGGATCTAATGCGCGTTATTAGATCATATGGCGCGGGAGACTTTACTTATGAGCAGGTATTGGACACGCTAGCAGACTACTTTTAATCTAGTTGCGAGACTATCGGCTAGGGCCTTATATCCCTAGCCGGTGGCCGGTAACTAGGCCGGAAAGAGAGAGGATAAGATAATGGATAAGGTAATGGAAGAGACTAAGTTAGACACGCTCACAATTAAAGCGCAAGATCTAGCAGACTTACTATCTGGCACAAGCGTAGCTATGGATAAGTCTAAGGATAGTATCTCGCGCTTAGGTAGCGTGTATCTATCGGCTACCGGTGGCAAGGTAATCGCTAAGGCTAGCGATAGATATCGCCTAATTGCGGGAGAGATTACGGTAGCGGGAGAGAGTGAGCTAGGAGAGTGCCAGATCCGCGCTAATGACGTAAAAAATATCCTCGCCAGCATAAAGTCTAACAAGGTGGCGGGAGAGATTACTCTTACACGTGCAGGAGATAGCCTAAGTGTGGCTATCGGTGGCACTAGCTTAACTATCTATTTAGGTGGAGAGACTTTCCCACCTTATGAGCACCTATTAGCGGGAGAGAGTGTGCCGGTAGCCGGTATCTCTTTTAATGCTACCTATATGGCCGACTTTGGCAAGGTACCTTGCTCGCATAAACGTGGACAATTAGTAGTTGAGTTTATGGGAGAGAGTAAGCCTATTAAGGTGACTATTCCACACGATAAGATTACCTGGAGCGCATTACTTATGCCTATGAGAGTGATCTAATTTAATTAGTGGCGTACTATCATACTCTCCTACGTATAGGGGAGAGTGTGGTAGTCTGCACCTAACGATTAGGGCAGAATATGAGAGAGGAAGATAGCGATGAAGACTAGCGAACTGCTAGGTGGCAACACTTACGCGCAAGCTATGGCGTGGGAGATGGCGGGAGAGAGTGTACGCATAGGGCAGAAAATACGCGTAACCTTTCAAGGATTATCGGCTAAGTCAGGCTATGCCTATCGCCAGGAAGGATCTTGGTTAGGTATCCGCTACACGTGGAAGTCTATGCGTTGGTGGAGCTTACTTAATTACAATAACCCGCTAACTAAATTGGAAGCGCAAGAATTAACCGGTGAGGGTAAGCCTTATTGGGTAACACTATGGGAGAGAGAGGTAGAGTAATGAATAACTTAACGCCTAGAGGTTATTTAGTAGCCGGGATCTTAATTGGGCTAACTATATGGGGACTTTGGGAAGTAGCGAGCCACCTTTTATGGGCAGGCGATGGCTGGCGTTGGTGTAAGGATCTATTAACGTGTGAAGGAGAGGGCAAATAATGAGAAAAATACTTGAAAATGGCGTAATTACCTGCCTATCTTGTGGAGATGGGCTAGACGGAGCAGTTATAGATTATGAGACGGAGCGCAATGAAGCCGATCCTGATTGTGATATATGCGAAAGAGAGGGAGAGTAATGTACGAGTTCAACCATAACCATAACTATATCTATGGTGACGTGCCAGGGCTAGGAGAGTGTGAGTGTGGCGCATATCGTGTATGGCATAAGGAAAGTCAGACCTATTCAGAGTACGAAAGGAATTATAATGAGTGAGATAACGATTAAAAGCGTAACGAAAGAGGATACCGCTTGGACTAAAGAGATCACACTAGAGAGAGAGGGAGAGATTTATCTTGCCACCCTTTATTGGTCTAGCGAGGGCGGTTACGATCTAGTATTTAAGACTAACCCCGTGCCTGAGTGGGCTAATGAGTGGCAAGATCGCCAGCAGTACGGAGCTGAAAGTTTAGAATACGAGCTTGACTCAATGACGGAAGATGTAATTGAGAGGTCTTACCTATGATTAACCTATGTGATACCTGCGGTTGCCAGTACCAATATAAACACGGTTGCGGGGATACCTGCTTCTGCGAGATCTGCCCTGAGTGTGAGAGTTGGGCAAAAGAGTGCGGGTGTAACGCCGGCACTTTAACTAATAGAAAAGAGGGTGAGTAATGCCTGAGCCACGCCTAGACGACGATATAGCCCTAGGGCTAGATGAGGAAGAGAGTGAAGATGAAACCTACGATACCTTGGAGGAAAAGTATGCCGACTAATATGGATATGACCTGCGATATATGCCAAGAAAATCCCGTAACTTATACGGGTATAATGACGCTACAAGGCGAGATCGCACTTTGCGATACTTGCCATAACGACTAGAGAGAGGGAGAGTAATGAGAGAGCAACTAAACGCACTACTTACTGATGAAGTACGCGAGTGTGAATTGTGTGGATCAAGAAGCTGGCGCATATTGCACGAAGGAGACGAAAGTAATTGTGAGTGTGAGGGAGAGTGTCTGCGTGTGTGTGATAATCCGGAACTTAGTGATGAAGGCTGCGACGGCGTAGCTGAATTAGTGAAAGGAGGAAAGTAATGAATAAAGAATACTGGCAAGCTAAGGCTAACCTATGCCGTAAGATCGGCATAGAGCAGCTAATAGCGGGAGATATCAAGAACGGTAATCGCAACCTAAAGCGTATGGTGAGAGCTATGGAAGAGTTAAACCTAATAAATGCACTAGAGGAAGAGAAGCCGGCAGCCGATATGTGGGCTGACTTGATCGCTAACGGACTATTGTTAGCGGGAGAGGGAGAGGGTAAATGACTATTTTAATAGGTAACTGTATGAACTGTGGAAAGATATATGGCAATAAAGTAATCGGTACTCTAGAGAGTATTTATTCTCTAGAGCGTACCCATAACTGTACGGGAAAGGGAGAGAGTGATGAGTGAGATGATGGTGATTAAGACTAAACCCTGCCTGGTCTGCGATAAGTATGAAGTATGGAGCTTAGATCGTGAGGCTGTTACTAGGTGGCGAGAGGGAGAGAATATCCAAAGCGCCTTCCCTGATATGAAGGCAGCAGAGCGAGAAGTTTTAATATCCGGTACGCACCCTGCGTGTTGGGATAAGTTATTTTCAGAGGAGAAAGATGATGAGTAAATTAGGAAAGTTAATCCAATTCCACCCTGTTAAATCAACGCTAAGCCTATTCTATGAAGTGATAGAGCCGGACGGTGAGACTAGGTGGGGAGGAGAGCGAGCCTTTGACGCTATTAGCTGGCTACACCTTGCCCCAAAGGGGTCTAGACTGCTTGTATCAGGGTGGGAGAGCGATGATCTAGACGCCCTACCAGTAGGCCAACCGCTAGATGTAACCGAGATGTACCAACTGCTAAAGGGGAACAGTTAATGAGCCTATTCATAGGGATACTGGTAGTCTTGGTAGTCTTATACGCGCTAATAGTGGTAGAGGATAAACTTAATGACGAAGACAAGTAGAAGAGTGGAGAGCGCTAAGCGTATGGCTGTGCGCCAAAGGAACTATCGAAGGGTGAGAGATCGCGCCCTGACTAGGTTGGCACAAGCCTACCCCGAAACATACAAGGAATTGTTAGAATTGGAGAAGGTAAATGACAGCACGAGTGGCGCGAAATGGATTGATATTGACGGTAACACTAGCCTTGTTGTGGTTACTAGCACCGGAGGTAGGCAAGAAGGAACTATCATCGAAAGTGCCAGTTATTTCGCAGAGGGAGAGGGCGAGCGCGAGTGAGAAGCGAGAGAACAAGCGTATCGTCAGAGAGTATAGTGCAGCTCTCGGCTATACGAAGGCAGAGACATATTGCCTCATCACCCTATGGACCGGTGAAAGCAGGCTTGACCACTTGGCCCGACCAAGAGATAAACAAGGAAGACCAAGAAGCTCGGCTTACGGAATTGCTCAACTCCTTGGAGAGCGTAGTGGAGAGCCTGCAATACAAGTCCTTCACGGTCTACGATACATTGACTATCGCTATAGAGGGAGTGCGTGTCGCGCTCTTAGGTTCCACCAACGACACGGGTGGTACTAAATGCTGACCGGAGTAAGCCTCTTTGCAGGAGTTGGAGGCTTTGATCTTGCTATGGAACGTAACTGCGTTAAAGTCGTAGCCTCAGTTGAGATAGATAAAAAGTGCCAAGAAGTATTGGCACACCGATTTCCTAATAGCAAGATATTTGATGATGTAACTACAGTAAAGGGGAGTG